ATTGGGGGAACACAAAACAGTAGCTAAAGGAATGAACATGATTGAAAGGGGAAACAACATTGCTAAAATGTGGAATTCGTTTAATGATCCTGTTGCTGTCGGTCTAGATGCAAGTAGATTCGATCAACACATCAACAGATTACTTCTAGAATACGAACACTCGATTTACCACATGTGGAGTCCAGGGCAGGGAGAAGATTTACCTCCTTTGTCTACCCTTTTGAAAGCCCAATTAAACAATCGAGGATCCTATCATGGAAAGGATGGGTTCATCAAGTACCTGGTGGATGGGTGCAGGATGTCTGGTGATATGAATACCAGCCTCGGTAATGTGATAATCATGACCACCCTTATGCATTCCTACTTCGAGAGCAAAGGGTTGTTAGGGAAGGTGAAGTTACTGAATGATGGAGATGATTGCGTGATCATAATGGATAGAAGGCACTTGAACAAGTTCAGGGATGGACTGCAGGAGTGGTTCTTGGAGATGGGGTTAACTATGGAGTATGATGGAATATACACGTCATTGGAATCTGTCGAGTTTTGCCAGAGCAGACCAGTTTATGATAGTGTACATGGGTACCGTCTGGTACCGCGCCCAACGAAACGGTTGTACAGTGATTTGATTACAACCAAGGACATCAGTGTTAAGAAAGTTTATAACAAACAACTTGGTGCCATCGCTGGATGTGGATTAGCGCTGTCAGACGGCTTGCCGATCTTCAATTCATTTTATAAATGGCTGGGTCGGGGAGCAACACCATGGATTCCATCCCAGGGTGACTATTACTACAAATTCCGTCAAGAGTTGGTCGATGGTATGAGTAGAGGCGATAGACCGATTACTGATGAAGAAAGGATCAGTTTTTACTTCGCGTTTGACATCACCCCAGCTGAACAAATACTTATAGAGCAATATTATGATGAATTGCCAGATCCTATTTTTACAAAGGCTGTTGCAGATCCTCCGAGAAGCTTGGATTCCATTCAATATCTTGTTAGACCTGAGCAGAAAGATCAATAATCCAAACAACAACAATTACATATTCACACAAGCACCCCGGGTACTTCCCCCCGGGTTATAAAACAGGGAACCGCTGTGTGTTAGCAGAAGACGTAGAACGCGCAACTTCCACAATGGTTACGGCGATCACGAATAATGCGCCCTTAGTTCAACGATTGAACGCTTTGTGGGATCGAGTGGGAGAGGTATT